TGACGTCGACACCCATTCTTTCTGCGAGCTTCGACACAACGTCTTGACGATGATCGATCAGGGACTCAAGCTCGGCGTACTTCGGGTTCTCAACCCACTTGATCGACGTGTCGTTCTTGTTCAGCAGCATGTGCATTGCCACCGTCTGGCGGTCTGCGCTGAACGGCACCGTGCGCCCGTGCGCGTCGATACCAGCCGCCAGCATCTTCGGCGTGTTCGCCATGCGCTCGGCAATCTTCCTGTCGAGCGTGCTGATCTGACGCAGCGTGTCGTCGCCTTCACCCACGACCTTGTCTTTGGCAAGGTACTGGCGCAGCAACTGGACGCGACGGTGCGCACTGACATTGCGGTCGTCCATCACCTCTTTGGCAGAAGCAGCGCGGATGCGGTAACTGCCAATGCCCAAAATCGGCTTCTCGCCCTTCGGCTGCACCGGCCCTTTGATCTCGTTAGGCAGCAGGCTTTCTTTGACGGTGCGATTCCGCATCATCCCGTACTGGTTGCGCTCAGCGATCGGGCGCTTGGTCTTCGTGTCGACGCCTTTAGAATCACCGCCGAGTTGCGCCAACTGCGCGTACACGCGCGCCTGCATGGCTTCGAGGGAGTTCTGTTTGGTCGACTTGTCCAGCTGGGTTGCGCTCAGCAAGGTCGGGAGGTTCCCGTCTTTGTTTTTGAAGAACGGGTGTCCGTGCTTCTTGTCCACGCTGTCCCGTACAGCCTTTTCGCCCCGGAACATGTAGAGCTTCGCCCCGGGCGCCTTCTCAATGTTCCTGTGCGCGCCGTCGATGTCCCACTTATCGTCTTCGTTCTCTTGCGACAAGTCATCGCTCGACCCGGGCGACGTGTCGTCAGGCTTGTCCTTCTTGCGCGAGTCGTCTGGGGTGACAGGCACGTCTTCTCGTTTTTCGATCTTCGACGTGCGCAGGAAATTCAAAATCTTGTCGGCAACGTCTTTGCCGCCAACACCTTCAACGAATGCCTTGCGTGAGTTCGGCGTGGATTTCGCCAGCTGCTCCTGGGCCATCGTCAGCACCTTGGTGGCGTGCGCGGCGTCCGTCAGGTCGATCCCGGCGTCGTGGAACTTCAGCTTGATCTCGGTCGGCAACATCCCGACCACAGTGGCGGCTGCGTTCTCGCGGCTGGTGGTGTGTTCGGCATTCAGCCGCATGGACCGGCTGGTTCCGCCCACAGCCTGCTGAAGCTGCTGCATCAGCGGCGACTTCTCGATGCCCAGCGACGTTGCGATCTTGGCGACCACTTGCTGCGCCTTCGGGCCGTCCCACAGCTGCACAGCCTGAGTGGCGATGCGGTCGACCACGTGGCTCATGGCGTGCTGGGATTTCTCGTCCTTGTAGGTGTTGACGGCGTCGACGATCTGCGAACCCACATTGCGGGCCAACGCCCGCACGTTGGTGAAGTGCCCTGGGTTGTCGGACTCGTATTTCACCTTTTCGGGGACATGATCTTCAGCGATCCGCGACGCCAGTTCAGCTTCAGGTGATTGCTTGCCCGTCTGGCTCAGCTTGCGGTTCTTGAACGCCTCGACGAGCTTCTCGCGCTGCGCAGCGGAGCCGTCGCCGACGATGTGTTCGAGAGCGTCGTCCGGCACACCCAGCGAAGGGTCGGAACTGGCGAGCGTAGCCAGATGCTTCTGCGCCACAGCATCTCCGCGTGCCGCACGAGCCGCGAGTTCTTTCGTCACTGCGGTATGTTGGGCAGTCAGAGACTCAGGCGTGTAGTCGCCGTTTGCGTCCGCGCCGTCCATCAACGAATGCCAGTCGGTCAGTTCCTTCTCGTTCACCTTGCTGGCGTTGGTGCGCTTCAACACCTCACCCACCATGCCGGTCGGCGTAGCGGGCTTGCCGCCCTTCCCGCTCACGTCGTTGTTCGGGTCGTCGGGCGTGGCGACGCGGGCGTGGCCGGAACCGGCGAGGTGGGACAGGCCGCTGGCCGGGCCAGCGCCGGCGATGCCGCCAGCGAGCGAGTCCACGTAGTCGCCCAGGTCGCCGCTCTTGTCGCGCAGCGGGTTCAGGTAGCCCAGCGCCTGCTTCTTGACACCTTCCTGCATCGTTTCGGTGACGCCTTCACCCAGGAGGTCCAGACCCATCTTGGAAGGCCGGGAAAGGCCTTCCAAGGCTTTCAGACCGGGCTTGCCGAGGAGGCGCCCGCCAATGGCGTGCGGCAGGGCTGTGTCCAGGCTTCCGGCCACCGCGCCGTGAACCATGGCGGCGTTCTCGATTTCCTGCGGCGTCTTCGCCATGATCGCCGGGTCGTTCCAGGCGTCCCGCACAAACTCGCCCTTGTTCTGGCGGTAGTTCAGCGCGCCAGAGACCAGCGGCGCGCCGTACTGAAGCGCGGTGCCCAGCGCCCTGATGGGTGCGTACGGAACCTTGCTCAGCAGCGCGCCTGCGCCGCCGATGCCGACCTCAGCGCCGATCGGCTCCATCATGGAGGCAGTGCCCTGCCCCATCGCCCCCAGCGCCCAGTTTGCCACGCGGCCAGGGCTGCGCAACGCGTTGTCCAGACCGATGCCGTACAGGCTCGGCTCGGTCGGGGCGAACGTGGCTGCGCGCTCGTTCAGTGCCGCGATCTGCGGCATCAGATCGTCAGCTTCCTTGTTCCGGCCCGCAGCGCGGAGCGACGAGACCTGAGCCGCCAGGGCGTTGGCGTCGCCGCCGTAGAGGCCGGACGTGAAGCCCTTGCGGGCTTCACCCATGTTGGCGGCGTCGGTCTGGTCCGCGAGGTCTTGCGACCCGACGGCGGTACGAGGGGCCATGCCGTAATCGCGGAGGGTAGCCATGGGTTACTTCTTCAGTGCGTTGTGGAACGTGCTGGGGTGACGCGGGTCCCACCCTCGGCCAGCCTTCGCGTTCTGGATCATGTTCTCCTGGATATCCGACAGGGGTTTGTCACCGAGGTTGAAGTCGCGCCCCTGCTCGTCCGTGATCACACGGTCGTGGCGACCTTGACCAAGGGTCATGTTCGCGCCACGGGAATCCTTGATGATCTTGCTTGGCAGCACAGAACGGCGATTGACTTCCTGTGCCCATGGGTTGACCTTGTCCCAACCCATCTGACCGGTACTGTTCATGCGCTCCAACAAGTCCTGGTAGCCGTGCGCCTCGTCAATAACACCAGACTGTTTGGCCGGATCGAGCGCGTCGAAGTTGATACCGAGTTGTTGAACGCGCCCCATCGCGGCGTGCGCAGCGCCTTCGTTAACGTGCGAAACACCCTTGTCGTCCGTATACGTGAACTTGTTGCGCATGAGCTTCAGCGCGTTGTCCTGGCGCTTCTCTTTCTGTGCGTCGTCGGCGGTGTCCACGCCCTGACCAGATGAAGCCGCCGCGTAGGTATCTTTGGCCGCTTCGGGATACCCGTTTGCTTTCAGCCAGTCGGCTGCTTGCCGGTGCTGCTGCGGGGTCACGGGGGCGCTGCCGTCTTTGCCGCCAGCCCCGATCTGCCGATACGCCTGCATCACGCCCGCACGTTGATGCGCGGCCAGCATGAGCGGCGCCATTGCCACGTCTTTGTGGATGTCCTGCCCGCGCAGCGCCACGGCATTCGTGTCCTGGTTGTTGGCGCGGTTGGTTGCGTTCTCCATCTGTGCAATCTGCATGCGCAGGCTGTTGTTCCACTGCCCACCGGCAGGGTTCTGCGTCGGGGCGTACGACTGCTGCACCGCGCCCCAGTCACCACGGGCAGCAGCGGCCTGACGCGCAGCGCTGAGAGCGTCGGTCATCTCAGGGCTGCGCATGGAGGCGGCAGATTTCGTTGGCCCGCCGAACCCGGTCCCCGCCGCACCCATGGGCACGCCGTCGATCTCGTTGCCGTCCATGCTGTTGCGCAGCTTGCCGGTCACGCCGCCGTACCCGTTGCGGATGTCCGCGCCCTCCTTGACGTTGCGCCCGCTGTAGACGGGGCGACCGGTGGCCGGGTCGATCGTCTTGTAGACGCTGCCTTCTTGCAGCTGCTCCAGATTCGTCGGCAGCTTGCGGTCCGCGCCACCGCCACGCCCGTTGCCAGCACTGAACGGCTGGCCGTCGCCGCCACCAGCCAGATAGTTCGTCAAGTTGGTGGGCGAGTTGGTGTCCATCGGCAGCATGCCGCCAGGACGATCGCTGCGGCGCGGGTCGTTGTCACCACGGGCACCGCTCACCAGCGGGCGCCACGTGGGGTTGCCGTAGCTTGTCGGGATGTTGGGGTCGCGCAGGGCAGGCTTGGTGATCGGCTGGTCACCACCGGAGGACACAGGATTAGGCGATGCCATCCCCGCCCCCATTGCCAATCCCTCAGCCACGGGTGCTGCGGTGGCAGCGCCGTTCAGGAATTGCCCGAGACGACCGACCCCCGCCGCGTACGTGGAGCCAACCCGCAACGCCGCGTTGGCGGCGGGCGCGACCGGACCCAAAGCGTTCGTCGCGGCGGCAATGTTGCGACCAGTCTCGGTGTCCCTCAGCCAATTGCTCGGCTGGGCGTCAGGGGCCTTGGGGCCGTTCGGGTCGACGGGAATCTGCCCTGGGCCAGACGGCGGCGCAACGTCAGGCGTAGCGGCGTTGGCGCGGTCGCGGGAAGCGTCGACCAGTTTGGACAGTCCGTATCCACCAGCCAAAGGCGCTACTGTCGGCAATATTGCGGCGCCCGCGCTACCAGCAGCGCGTGCTTTGTCGCCGACAAAACCTGCTGCAGCGTCACCGAAATTTGAGATTTTTGGAGCGACTCGGCGCAACCACCCTTCTTTGGGCATCGGCCCGTCGTTTGGCCCCATGTTCGGGGGCTGCATTTTTGCAGACACAGGAGGGCCGTCGTTCGGCCCCATGTTCGGAGCCTGTGTTCTTGCAGACACAGGAGGACCGTCGTTTGGCCCCATATTTGGGGGCTGCAACATCGCGGACACGGGGGGACCGGCATTCGGCCCCATGCCGCCAGGGAGAGACGGACCGGCGTTCGGCCCCATGCGGGCGTTCTCACGCAAAACCGACTGGGCCGCAGCAAAGTCCGGGGTCGCACCCGCTGATGTGCCGTACATCGTCGGCTTGGGCTGATTCCAGACCCGTGGGGTTTGCGGGCCGTCGTTCGGTCCCATCGGTTCCGCCACAGGCTCTGCTGGTGGCGCTATCTCCGGATCAACTGGCGGCTTCGTGGTGAGCGTGTCCGCTATGTTGCTGAAAGCCGACGCTCCTGAACGGAGTCGTTTTGAAGGAGCAACCATCGAGAGTTCCGATCTGTGTTAGAGCTTCGATTGTAGGGCGCGGCGAGATACACGCATACCGGTCAGCCCAGGTAGCTTGTGGAGTTCGAATCGTTCTGGTTGACGGTCGCTTGCGAGTGCATACCGTTGAGCGCCGCCGCAGCTTGTGTGGCAAAGGCCTGGATCGCCGACTGCATTGCGCCGACCTTTGTCCTCGTCGCTTCGAGGTTTCCGTCGAACTGTTTCATCACGATGTTGGCTTGCCGGTCTGCGTCCGACAGAGACTGGCGCATCACCAAGTCTTGAAACTGAACCTGTCCTTTGAATGCCTCGATCAGCGACTCGTTGAGCGCGTGGTCCACGTTGAAAGACTGTTCGTCCAGCTTCATCGCCGTCTCGACGCCGCCACCGACGATTGCTTTGATGTAGTCCATTGACTTGTCGATTGCGGTGTTGCGCAAGTCGAACATTCTGGCGACGACTGTGCGGGTGTTTTCGAGTTCCGCTTCCCAGGACTTGACCGCAGTCTCGCGTGACAAGTCGCCGATCTGTGCTTGGCCGTTGGCGTCGATCATGGCGGCTTGGTACATCAGCGCACCAGGGGGCATGGCAAAGCCACGCGACACCCAGTCGTTCAAGGCTTCGTCGGTGGCGCGATTCACCTCTTGCAGGATGCGCGTGCGACCACGGTCCCAAAGTTGGTTTTCGACATTTACGTTGATGCCGCTGCCGCCGGATACCATCTGGCGCTGGAGCCACGGTCGGGCAGATTGCGCTATGTCGTCAAGAACATGCGGAAAATTTTGGTCGATGATTGCCTTGAATGCATCCGACAGCCGCCTGGTTTCGATGGAAATGTTGGTGCCGTACTTCTGCTCGATCTTTGTCAACAGCAGCTTGTCGGGAGTGAAGCCCGTGAGCGGTACGGGGGTGGAAGCGACCGCAGGCAAATTCGAAAAGCCTTGCGCAATGCTGTTCAACTGCGAAATAGAGCTTTCGACTTTGGAAGAGTTCGTGGTCGCAGCTGACTGGATGTACGCCAGAATCTGCTGAACAATGTCCGGTGCAACCGAGGTTGTCATGGTCAGACCTTTCTGGTGAGTTCGGCAGCAACGAAGCTGACCGTGTTGAGTTCGAAGTCAGCGCCGTTGCTGTTGAACAGTTCGAAGCCCATGTACGAAGCGCGAATTCCGCGCCCCACGTCCACGCGCTGCTGGGCCATGTAATCGTCGCTGCGGCGGGCTTTGTAGATGTACTCCTCGCCGCCCCTGACTTTGACCTTGATGTACATCGTGCCGCTGCTCGCCACACCGAGCATCACGTACTCCATGCGCTTGAGTTGCGCGGTGCCGAAATCCGTCTCGCCGAAATTTGCGTAGGCGTGGATCGGGGACCCGGCGTCGCTGTCGCTGTCCAGGCGGTACAGCCCGTCGCGGCGGGCTGCGAACGGCACACCGTATGGGGAACCGTAGCTGTTGAAGCCGTAGTTCTCGTACGTGCTGGTCGCGCCCGTGTCGGCGTTGACCACCCAGGCCTGCCCCACGCCCGAGATGTCGTCGAACGGCTCGACCGTCGTACCAAAGATCGTCGAATTCAGGAGCGCCTGAAGAACCAGAGACGCGAGGTAGGCGTCTCCCGCCACGATGCTCGATGCCAGAACATCCTCGATGAGCGAATTGACGACGCCGACGCTCGTGATGGCCCCAGCTGAGTCCATCGTCACGGCGATGAACATCTGCGGCTCCAACGTCGGCGTGGCGAAGCCCGGGCCAGAGAGGAACGCCGTGTGCGCCGGGTCGGTCTGGGCGTACAGAGCCAGAGATTTCAGGACCCCGTTCATCGACGCGTACCGGGCGCTGCGCCCGATGAGCGCAGGGAGCTTGGCGGTCAAGCCGCCGCCGCTGCTCATGCCGCCCACACCGATCGCACGGATGCGCGGCAGCACGCCCATGCCGCCGAGCGGCACGATACGGCCAGCCATCCCAAACGCTTGCGCCAGCGGCCCGACGAGGTTGCCGCCAGATCGTTTCGCCCCGGCGCGCAAAGCCGCCTTGGGGAACGACAGCTTTCCGACGTTACCGTTGCCCGCCGATGATGTGAGCGCACGAAGCGCGAAGCCGATGAACTGCTTCCCACCGCCAGTCAGCGCCGGCAAGGACATCGCGGCGCGGGTGTACGGTGCGGTGCCGCCCACCCCCGTCAAGGCCTTGAGGCTGTTGCGAGCGTACGGTTTCCACCCAGCAGTGCCCGTGGGCGCTTTGAGGCTCAGGTTGGCCCCGCGCACGTATTTGCGCAGTGCAGGCAGCGCCACCGCAGCGCCGCTGTACTGGGTGACGCTCAACACAGACACCACGGAGTTCGCGCCGTACAGGCAGGCGATACCCGACCACACGACTGGCAGGCGCGTGGGCGTCAGAGTTGTTTGCCGGACGACGGTGCCGTTGATCAGATAACTGACGGTGCTGCCGACGACCCGGACAGTGAACGTGTTGGTCGGCGTGGCGTAGTACGAGGTCCCGAGCGTGGTCTGTACGCCGGATTCGATGATCTTGACCGGTGAGGTCTCTGCGAAGAAGAAGCCAAAGTCGACGCTGCTCGGGTCGGCAAACTGAGCGCCTGGGGCAGCGACCCCGACGACTGCGTACGCACCAGCGTCGACGATAAAAGAGAACGCACCGTCTTTGAAAGCAGCAGTCGTGACCGCACCGTCGTACCAGCGCGACGGCAGATATTGAAGGTACACCTCGGGCGCTGGAATCACAGGCGCCAGCGTTTGCCCTGGCGTCCAGATGTTCATCATGCAGCTGACGAAGACATACGGCACGGTCGGGTCGAACCGGTCGTGGAAATAATCATCGACCAACTTCCCCATGACCGTCGTACTGAGCGGCGGCGTTTGGGTCAAGAGGTCGTAGCGCAGCCGGTAGTCGACGTAGCTGGCGGGCTGAAGGTTCACGACACCCGCAGCGTCAGTGAACGTGCGCACGGCAGCGTAGGCTGCGGTCGGGTAAAAGCCGCTCACGCGAGTTGGCTGATACCCAGGCAAACCATTCGTCGTGGCGAACGTGGAGACGCCGCCGACCGCCGGGGTGATGACCGGTGGCACGTATTTCTGAAGTGCGTTTGTGCCGAGCATGAACGGTCCTAGGGAATGACGGGCGGCGGGACGGGCTTATCGTACGTGCCAGGGAACCCAGGGTGGACGTACTTTCTAAAGTTCACGAGCCCCGGGCCAGTAGGGGTGTATGGCCCACCGTACTTCTTGATTGTCGTGAAATCCGGGGAAACTTTCCACAACTGTCTTTTGCCTGCCGCTGCGACGACCGGGTCTGTGGGGGCGCCGACGAAAACGACGAAGTTGCCCTTCGGGTCATCGACGACGCAATACTCCCGAAAGTTCTTGCTGCCCAGCACGAGGTGCGTGATCCAGGTGGTGCCGCCATCAGGGGTGGCGAGCAGGATGACGGGCGGGTCGCCGTTCTCCATGGTGCGCCCAGATACTGTGAAGTAACTGCGCTGCGCCAGGGCAATGACGACTTTCCCTTCCCCAGTGGACGGCCATGCCGTTGTCACCCAGGGGTTGACGCTGTCGCTGTGGATCAGTTCAGGGTAGCTTGAGCCGCTGACAGCGGGCAAAAACGTCGGCGTGCCAGCAGCTATGCCGTCTCCGTTGAGGGCACCGATCAACGCGGTTGCGTCGTCCCCAGGCCACGCGACCCTGACGAAGTCACCGGTGCCGACCCTACGGTAAAGCCGAATATTCTGCTTGTAGGAGTAGGTGTAGGACGTGTATGTGCTTTCGTGGGGCATGTGCCCACCGTAAAGGTAAGACCAGTAATCGTACCCGCGTTTGTTTTCGAACGGATATTCCGTCAAGCTAGACAGCGCGGTGCGCAGTATGAAGGTGGTGTCTCCAGCCCCGATCAGTGAAGTGGAGACGTAGAGTGGTGTGTAGCACGGCCCCCGATTGTCCTGGTTCGGCGCGACTGGAAACGGTATATCTTCGACTGGGCGGGTGAAAGTCCACTGGGCTGCGACCACGGTTTGATCCGGGACGACACCGTATGTTCCGTCTGGATAAAGATTGGTGACGGTGCCTTTAATAAAACGGGACGTGGTTGGGAGCCACGCAAAGCTCGTGCCGTGGGCGTATATATAGGGGTCCGAATAATAGCCGGTGTAAGTTACTGGCGCCGGGTGGGGCCAGTAGGTATACCGGTGGTACGTGTCGTACGAGGGGGCGCCCCCCAAGGAGATGTCGAAAGCAATTTTTGTAATGCTATAGACGGGTGCCGATACGGGTGCGGACAAACGGTCGCCGACAACACCCTCGGCCGGTCGACCTTCTATCCAGTCGTCGGACAAAGACGTTGTCGGGGTAAAAAACCACGTTTGCCCGAAGTCACTGGACGACACGATGTACTGCGGGGTCTTTTCCGTTAGGTTGAATGCCGTGAATAGACTTACGTAATCGACCTCTCTCGGCACACCGATAAACGGCAACGAGGTTTGCAGTTCTTCTTGGTACACGTGTGGCGGCACCGGAGTGGTCCTCATGGCGGCGTAAAGTTCTTCCGTCGCCCCGTAAGCGGTTGCACTGACTGCCGTTGGGGCGGGGCCGGTGAAACCAGAGTAGAGGCTCGTTATCCCGTCACCCGCCCATTGTGTGTGACCGCCTTGGTTCACGGCGTTGCTTACAGCGGCCACCGTAGCCGCTGTCGGCGGTACGCCAGTGATCTTCCCAGAATACCCGTCGGCGCAAATCCCTGTACCCCCCGGCACTGTGGCGACAGAACCAGTGAGTTCACTTCTTTGGAAAGTGCTGTACATGCCAAACCCGCCTCGACGCACCAGAGTTCCAGGTGGCTCGACGCTGAGAGACTGCAGAGTAAACCCTAACTTGCCTAACCCAGTGCTCGCTACTCTCGAATGAAATAAATTAAAGCCGCCGTTCATCAAGTATCCGTGAACGATGTCGTTGCCGCTAAACTTAATCTCGGGGCCAACAGAATCAGCCCCGTTTAACATGTTCGCAGTGTTGTCCGCCCAGTAGCACCCACGGAACTTTACGAAATCCCCAAAATTCGAGTCGACGCGTGTCGCCGTCCCCGTACCGGTGTCGCATATCCACACCAGGGGTTGAGATTTACTGTACGGGCTAAGCACCAACGGCTCCCCGTTGAGAGTGCCTTCGCTGAGAGTGCCAGACAGCACCACGGCAAAAACGTATTGCTCTGTGTCGTTCTTCCAACCGAGCGGCACGACGTAGGGTTTGACCACTCTGTCCAGCACGATGTTGTCTGCCGCGACGAGCGGGTCGAACCGCATGGACATCTTCAGCTGTTCTGCCGCAGAGGCGGCGAAGAAATCAGCCTTCGTGTACACGGTGCGGCATGACGGCACCCGCAGGATCACCGGCGCGTACGTGCTTACCGGCGGAATGCTCCCATCCGCCAAGTCGCTGACAGAGTCGAACTTCGGCCCCATGACCGCCGCCATCCACCCGCCGCCGACGTACACGCTGCTGCAGATAAAGGCGCTCTTGTTGTTGAGCAGAAGGGTCGACGCATCCTGTGCGTCGTCGCCGTGCGGCGTTTTGTCCCCTACCGTTGCGAAATAAGTTTTGCGGCCCGACGCGGGCAGCAGCTGATCGACGAAAGTGATTTTGTCCCTGGCCCACGAGCAGAGGAACGGGTCTCCCGCTGGTACGTCCGGGTCGTCCCAGTACACGGCTGTGTTGTTCAGCGTGCGCTTGACGCGCACGGTGGCAAGCGAACCGTTAGGGCGCGGCTCTTGCGCAATCGACGTGAAGACCGGCACGGCAAGAGTCGTTGCGACCCGGGCCAGTGCGCCACCGATCTGCGTGACGCCGTTCCAGAATTTAGGAGCGCTCAATTACGCCTCTCCGTAGACCCCAAAGACGCTGCGGGGTTGGGGGCAGAAGAAGGGTGAAGGTGGGCAGTATGAGTGCGCCGGTGCCGGTGCTGGCGGTGGGCACTACCGGGTTCCACCCGTCGACCATTTCCGCGATCGAAACGCTGAACCCGTCAAACCCAAAAGTGTCGACGTACGGCTGTGTGTTTTGAAATACTATTTTGTCAAACGCCGCGTCGTTGATGACGCCGTAGAAGTACACGGCGCCGTTAGAGGCCGCAGAAATAGTATGTGGTGGCGTTACTGTCCTGACTAACTGCGTGCCAAGATACAGTTGAGCGGAACATTGACCACCGCCGTCACCGTGGTCGGTCGCATAAAAACTAAACGCCACGATTGGCGCACTGAATGAAATGGTGGGTTGCGCGCCCGTGGTCAAGTTGGTGATGATGAACTTCGTTCCGTATATTTTGTTATTGACAACTTTTGTGCCCCGCGTACTCCAGCAACCTCCATTCGATACGGTCGGGCTCGTAGTTTGACCAATCACCGTATTGGAGTATGTACCAGTTACCGACCCGAAAGTTATACCGTCAGTAGAAGTTCTAAAAGAGGTAGAGGTGGGGGTCGAGCCGACAGTAGAAGATTCAAAGTCTTCTATGGTTAAACAATTAAATAGATCGGCGCCAAAAACGTAGTTATAAAACGCCGTATCTACTGACCCGCCCGGTGGCATCCAAAAATCTGTAGACGGAATAACGGAGCTTGAAAAGGTCAGGTACTCGCCAAAAAACTCTTGAAAGAACGGCATGATGTCAGGCGGCGTTTATGTGTTGGACAGATTCATGGGCGCTCAATTACGCCGTTCCGTCGACCCCAAAGACGCTGCGGGGTTGGAGGCAGTAAAAGGGTGAAGGTGGGCAGTATCAAAGTTCCTGTTCCGTGCATCACGGGGGGCGGTCCTGAAGCGATGCCGCTAAGGAAATCAACTAACCTGTACACCGCGCTAGTCGCACTTCCGGCAAACGGGGCGTAAGTAAGCCAGTCCGAACCGGTTACCCAAGTGGCCCAGGATGCGTCAAGTGAGTATTTGTACCCCGCTTTCGTTCCGTCATTTGGCTGTTGGAGTACAGCGATGGAATCGTCGTCGTTAAAAGCGAATGCTTCACCACCCGGTATCCCTGAGTTGACCCATTTTTCGTCTGTAGTAGCCAGGTACGTGCCAGTCGGCGTCGGTACGTACCAAGACCCTGAATAAGCGTCGAATCGTGCTTTGCAGTAAGTAGTGAGAGTGGGTAATCCAGTATTTGTGAGGCCGACGCTGTAAATAATAGAGTAGCTGGCCCCGTTCGCGGATATCGCGATCATGTCCCCGTTCCGGCCCAGCCCGGTGAAGCGCGGAGAAAAAATCACTGGGGTTACTTGGTGGGGGTTCCACGCCAAGGAAACAAAACCGCCCGAAAAAGTCGTTGCCCGTGCGGTCCACGTCGACCCGTCTGTCGAGTAGTAGTAAATTGGGTTCGCGGCTGTGCCGTTTGTGCAGGTGATCAGCACGCTGCCGCTCGACGCCAGCTGCATCTGGCTCGTGCCGGCGAACGAGCCGCCCGTAGTCCACGTGACGCCACGGTCATCGCTGTAGACCGAGTAAGTCGGGTACACGGCTACGAGGCGCGTACCGATGAATGCGAGGGCATCTGGCGCGGCCGCGCCTGTGAAGAACGTCGGCGCAAGGCTAGTGAACGTGATCCCGTCTGTCGACGTGGCGACCCCGCCTACCCCTGAGCGGACCATCGCCGCAAAAATCGTTCCGCCGTCGAGGAGAACCGCCCAGATGACCTCGGCGCTGACCCCTCGCTGGGTCCACGTGAAGCCGTCTGTGCTGGTTTTCCAACCGGTCACGTTCCCGCCGTAGGCAATGAAAATGCCAGCCACGGACGGCCTTTAGGCGAGCGGCAGCGCGACCGTGTAGAAGTCGATCGTCTGGGTCGCGGCGCTGACCAGCGACGTACTGGTCAAGTTCAGGTCCGAACCCGTGACGCCGATCGTGCCCTGGATGCGCGGCTGCGTCGTGGAGGCAGCAGCCGTGTCGCCAGGGGCGACGTGGCGGAAATAGCCCGCCACGTTCGTCGAGCCGTTGACTCCGCTCCACACTTCGGCGGGTGCCTTCGCCAACACACCAGCTGCAGCTGCGGTGTCGAAGCTGATGCCGGTGCCGCCGCTGCTGATGCTGATCGTCGTGATCAGCGTACCGGTGGCTGCGGAGTCCGCGTCGGCGGGCGGCGAGCCGGTGTAGATTTTCAGGAAGCCGAGGGCCATGGTCGCCTTGAGCGAACCAGTAGCCAGGACGGCGTTGGCGAGGCCAGTGGAGATTTTGATGCTCATGGTGAGTCCTTCAAGACGAGGTCATGGTGAAGCCGCCAGTCAAGAGCAGGACCGTGCCTGCCTCGAACAGCTTGGGGGAGGAGAAACGTGCGACCGAGATCAGCGGTCCTGCGGTCGAACCTTTTGCCGAACTGGGCGTCATGAACGCCCCGTACAGAGTCTTCGTCACGTACGACGTGAACGTGGCGCGGGATGCCGAGTTGTCCAGCGTGCCTGCGGCCACGGTTCCCTCGACCCATTCGGGCCGCGTCGACTCGGAGTAGGTGGTTGACTCCGTCGCCAGGGAGGTGAACGTCGACGCCACGTCCGCAGATGTCGGGGTGTAGTTGCCTTCGAACAGGCCGCAGTACCACGTCGCATACTGAGTGCCGCCCTTGAAGGTGGCGTTCAGCATGTGGTTGATGCCCTCGGTCGGCATCAAGTTGTGGACGGTGAAGCGCTCGATCAACTCGCCGTTGGGGCGGTAGAACTCGCCGGTGTAGGTGAAGCCAGCCAGCAGCCGGTTGTTCATAGGGTCACTCCTTTGCGGACGATCTCAGCGTCCATGTACGTTGACGCAGCCATCCGGTTGGGTTGAGGTGAGAACACGGACTGAACAAATTGCTTCAGGCCGTCCGTCTCGCGGAAGCTGCCTGCTGCATAAGCAGCCGAGGCGACAGCGACGTGGTCTTCTTGCAGGTTCGTCATTTGCCCGTCCTGAGTACCGCGCACGACGCCGCGAGGGCTCATCCAGAACACGTCGTTGGTGTTGGGGATTTGGCCGCTCGACCCGAGGATTCCGCCGTACGCGGCTTGCGCAGCCACCGACGTTTTGCCGATGTCGAGCCCCGGCAACCAGTAGGTCTGGTCTGCGCAAACCCAGGTGCCGCCCGATGTGGGCTCGACCACGGTGATCGTGGACGGGAATTGAATGAACCCGCGCATTGGGTTCACGAGCCCGAACATGTACGGCTCGGAGTAGCTGAGCAGATTGCCTTTGGCTGTGAGCAGCCGTCCACTGAGGAAGCGGACGATGTCGCCCGGGGGCGTGGGGCTCAGCATGAGTTCGGGCGCACGAACGCCGAGTAGCGTCGTGACCCCGTACGAATAAGACGCAGTCGGCGTACGGGTGGGCGGTGCGCGCAGGAACGTACTGTCGTTCGCTTTCGTGATGTAGGTGATGAGCGCTGCGGCGCCGGTCGGAAAAACCGTCGGGGCGTTGCTGATAATCAGGCTGATGTCGTGGGTGGCGGTTGTGGTGTCTATCCACGTCGGCCGCGTTGTTGGCCCTTCTTCCCCGCGCTCGTCGATGTAGCTGAAACAGACCCCGTAGCGCCCGGGGGGCATCGAGCCGTTCCCAAAGCTCACAGTCGGCGTGATCGTGAGTGATGGCGTTGTCGACGGTCGGACCGTGGGGTCGATGCGCCCGATCGTCACCCCGTTGCTGTAATACACAGCGCCTGTCGGTGCCCGGGCGTAGGAGACGTGGCGACCAGGAACGAGCCCCGTTGTGAGCAGGACTTTGGCGGGCGCGTCGGGTAGACCGTTGATCCGGTAGAGGCTTTGGCCGTCCACCATGAACGCATCGGCCCCGTCTGACCAGAACGAGTGGCAGTCCGTGCCGCTGATCGCCTGGGCAAAGCCACGACGGCGTTTGAGGGTGCCTTGGTTCGACAGATCGACGTTGACTGCGGAACGGAGGAAGTCGCCTTTGTCGTCGCGGTTGCCCTGCATCTTCGATTGCGGGCGACGGTTGTCCATACCCGGCACAAACGGGCCTAGATCAAGTGGCTTCAACCGGGCGGTCATAAGGGCATTCTAACTTGGTTCGAACTTCGAGAATAGAGGTGCGGCGCCAGGGCGATCAAGGCATCGTCCTGGCACCGCTGTAGGGGGTTGGGTACGGTCGATGAGGCCGATTGCGGCGACACCCCCTACTGGTCGATGCCGCGAATTCAGGGAACTCCGCGCTTGCGGATGAACTTCAGGTAGTCGGCTGCTGCTTCCAAGTCCCAGAACGGCTTCACCGTCTCGGCCTTGTGGCGGGCATTCACGTCGATCAGAAGACCCACGGTCGGGGCCATCTTCATCTCCTTGGCGTTGATGCTGATCGCGTAGTCGTCCATGGCCTTGTAGCCGCTGACCCGGAAGCCCCAGTGGACGTAGCCCTCGGGCGACGGCGTGCCCGTCACGGCGTCGATGTGCCGGTGGCCTGCGATGTTGATGTGGTCGCGCTGGCCGAACAGGTGTTCCTTGGCAAGGCCGTGATTTGGGTTGAATTGCGAATGGCCGGGGAAGTCGTGGCGGGCATGGATGCGCAGCGACTTCCCACCAGGGAACCCCAACTCGATGCGCACCCCGTGGGCCTGGACGAGCTTGGCGTCAACGGACGACTGGCGCAGGCAGAACGTCAGCCAGGACATGCCCTCGTTCCAGAGGTCGTGGTTCCCCGCCACAACAGCCAGGGGCGGGGCCAGCTGGAACATGTACTCGGCCAAGCGGATGCCGTCCGAGGCCTTGGTGGACTGGTGGGCGTACAAGCGCCCTAGCCTGCCGACCCAGTTGTTCGTGATGTCCCCGACGTGCAGCGGGTACATCCCTTCGGTCTTGCCGATGACCTCCATGTCCGCGATGAGGCGATGAACGTCACAGCGGTCATCGTCAACGTGTGGATCACCGACAGCGGCGATCACGATCGGCCCTTCGGTCCGCACGCCGATCTTGACGAGCTTGTGGAAGGCGCGAGAGTCTTCGTCGCGGTTGAACTGTGCTGCCTTGCGGGCGATCAGTTCGCTGATCGGCTCAGACGAGTCGGGCGGCTTGGGGACGTCGAGTTCATCGCTGGGCATGCGGGCTGCGATGCCTCGGCTCGCCGCCACGCGCAGCCGGTTCTTCAGCGTGCCGCGAGGAATCTTCAGCGCTCGCGCTGTTGCGCTCATGTTGTTGTTGTTGTCGGTCATGGCGCGTCGCGCCTCGATCAACAATCGGTCGGGGACTGGTTGTGTAGACATTAGACCCTCAGATAAATGCACGTCCGCACCATGCCCAGCGGAATCCGCGTTCGTGGTGCCATTTGGGCATCGCTATAGGCCTCGGTAAGGACTATGGCGTCGAGGTTGATGTCGACAACAAAGCCGACCTGTTTGAAAACCGTAGGCTGATCTGCGCCTGCGTTTTCTAATGGCACCCAACTGTCGGAGTCGAGGCCGCTTGCGTCTTCCCATTCAAGGTAGACGAGTTCCATGGTCAGGCCTTTGCGGGCGTGGACTGAGCCAGCAGTTCGTTCTTCTGGCTGCTGCCAGAAGTCGTGCCGTACCAGTAGCCCAGCACCATCATCACAACAGCGTCGAGCAGGCCCAGGATGCGACCGATCACGATGTCGTGTACGTTATCCGGTACGCCGTTGAACAGGACGTAGGCCTCGGTGCCTAGCCCCAGCGCCAGCAGCAGAAGCGATAGGAAAAACAACGGGTACTGCACACCACCAGCAACGTTGGCTTTGCGAGCGGAGTCCTGATTGGCTGCGGCGACTTCGGCCATAGCTTTTTCATGGTCCGCGTTCAGGCGCAGAACGTCGATGTCCATGGCCTTGAGCTTTTCTTCATGCTCCTGGTCAGCCCTGCGCACAGCTGCGATGGCGTCGGGCGACATGCCAACCTGCATGACCTTCGTCACGGCGTCTGCGCCTGCGCCCGGAGTCAGGCCGAACGCGCTTTCGAGCGCGGTGACTGCGGTGCCAGCCAGCGGCCCGCCGAGCATGGTCGCCAGAGTGGGTGCGATGCCCGCGAGCGCGGTCTTGATGTCAAACGCCATGTCAGACTCCTACGATGCCAGGAAAGGCCCCGGCGTGGCCGATGCTGATGATTCGATTTACTGGGTTCGCAGGAACAAGCGTCGAGACGTGGGTCCACAACCCGAACTCATAAATCAACTGGCCGATGCGCAGGACAGAGATCATTGGGGCCAAGGCCTTGCAGACTTCCATCGGTGTGCCGAATTCCGGTGCGACGAAGTCCACCGCGCACGCCTTCGGGTGATCAGACGTCGGCGCAGACCGCACAGCTGCGTTCACTTCGGGTGAGCGGTAACCGCTGTTGATCCTGATGGGGATGTCCTTGCCAGCGACGTCGGACAGATGGGCGCGAATGCGCTCCATCATTTCGAGCGTCAGCACGGCGTCGGCTTCCAGTTCCGGTGGCAGCGTGTTGTCGATGCCACGGAAGATGGCGACGTCGCTGCGGATGAACTCAGCCAGGGTGAAGTGCGGGATCATGGTTTGTCCACCTTATGAATGAGAGCTTTCTTGATTTCGTCGAGCGTCTTGACGATCGGCTCCAACGCGTCTTGCAGCCGGTCGTAGCGAACGTAATCCGTGCCCAGCCGCACTTCGAGCTTGCTCAGGTCTTCGCGCAGTTTGTTGACCGCCGAATAAAGCTCGCGTGCGAACCAACCCGTTGCTGCGGATACGAGGCCCAACAGGCCGATGAGGATTTGTTCGGGGCTCATGATTCAGCGGTCTTTCACTTTGAAAAATATCGTTCGGTCGTCAG